CACGCATACCGCAAAGCATCAATCACATGATTCTTTTTGTCCTCAAGCTGGGGCAGGATTCGCCCAGTCAATGGGTCTGATTTATAACTGTACAGGCTCAGTTCGTCAATAGTATGAATACAGCGAGGGTGAACAACGATGTCGTAGTTCTTCAAGAACTCGATGCCCTCTTCGACAGACTTTGGCCCTTTAACCGCAGTCATGATTTTGGGAAAACCATTGCGCTTCATGTGGCTGATGGTCTCTGGTCGGGCTGAGTCGGCAACGATAGGCCACTTCTCGGCCTCTGGTACTTGCATGAACAGTTCGGGCGTGTTGACAATCTCACAGCCCACCATGTACGCCTCATAGTCAATGTACAGGGTGCGCCCAATAATGTGGCAGCGCACCAAAACTGTCGGGTCAACCGAGAATCCCCAGTCCGCACCCAGTCGATGGATTGCTTCTTGTGGGGCTTCAAAGTCATCAATCTTCCAGTTTCTGAATACCCTACTGTTGCTGTTTCGCAGGTACTGGCCCATCCAAACGTGCTGATACTTGTCAGGGTCACGCCGTTTGTCGTACTCCATTTCCTCCCGCAGGACATCAGGAAACCACGGGTTTTCCCCAAAGTTCACCTTGATGACCGTTGCGCTGGCTGGTGGTTCTGGTCCACGCAATAGAAAATCCACTGGATCGGATTCCTGGCGAGGATTCCATGTGAACCACAGTTCGCTGTTTGGCTTGCGGATTGTTGGCCTCAATAGATCAAGGCTGGTCTGGCTTAATGACTGGGCTTCCTCAACCCAAGCGCAGTCGTACCCTTCTAGCGACTTAATACTGTCGGCGGTATGGTTCTGCATCCCTTGGAAAATAATCGCCCCATCGCCCTTGCGGGACTTGATGACAGAATCTTGGACTTCAAAGTAAGCCCCTGCATTCATGGCCTCAATCTTGGTCTCCAATAGGCGTTTTACCGATTGGTTAAGGGACTTCTGTATTTCCCTAACGCAAACGCTTCTGCGCTTGGGGTCGAGGATGTGTTCCTCAATCATCAGCTCGGCAAAGGCATGAGACTTACCGCTGCCCCGACCACCCCATGCGCCCTTGTATCGGCTGGGGCTTGTCAGTGGCAATGCCCAGCGGGGCGTATCAATCTTCAGTATTTTTTGCATCCACCACCACACGCTCGATGCGCTCAAACAGCAGGGGCGCACCATCTGCACCAGTGTGTTCTTGCTTAACAGTCTCAGCCCAGCGCATTTGTGTCTTTGTCCACCAGATAAGGCTTGTGGTGTCTCCACCAACGGCTTTGCTGTACAGCGTCTTGGCAATCTGCCCGTGGGCTTTGGCTTTGCCCATGTCCAGCTCGTTCCTGTAATGCTTCCGCAGGGTCTTGTCATCAATACCCACCAAGCAGGCAATGGACTCGTGCGGCAAGCCTAATCCGCTGCTGGACTCAACCAGTTTGCGAGTTTTGTCTGTTGGTTTGTGTGTGTGATTCATTTATAGAGGGGAATTTGCCACAATTACAGCATTTTCTGCTGTTTCGGTCAAATTGGAGCGTGTGGGTCGGTGATGCACCGCCGCTGTGTCGAGGGAATCGACCATCGCCTGCTTCACACGCTTTGGATATGGTTTTGCAAGTGGAGCAATCTTAGCACTCATGTTTTTGTCAAGCGACATCAAGTATCTATGTTTACCTAAAACAGGCACAGCAATGCACTCGCTTCTTTTAAAAACTTTTGTTGTTTTGCCAAATTGCTTAACAAGTCCCGATTCAGCGACTTGTCTTTGTAAATATTTCTTTCCGTTTGGACCGATGTATTCAAAACTTTCATTTGAAGTACCTGAATATATCCAGCCGCCAGCTTGATAAATGCCGCCGTGATGACCTTGCATCTGATCTGCAAAACTCACAATTAGCTTTAAACCTTTGTTATTTTTCTTTAAGAATTTAATTGCAATACTAATTATTTTTGATACAGGTGTTGTGTGTTTAGTCAATGCAACTCTTGTTAATTCACAGCATTCAGTTTGTGTAAGACCATAAGCTGCACCTAGCATCGGGCTTGCGCCTCTCGAAAATAAAACAACTCCTATAAATTTTTTGTCTTCCCAAACCCCTATTTTTACGAGGGGCGGCATCGGAACTGCTTTGCTGTAATGCCAATTTAAGCAAGCATATTTAGCAGCATCATGGCTTGCCCAGTCTATTTTTAGTTCAGGCTTCACGAGCATCAAACTCCTTGCCACAGTGTGGGCAGGCAATCCATTTAGGGTCAAGCTGGTCTAATTTGCCTTGCTCATCCTCTGTTGCTGGTTCAAAGTCTGGGCCGCCATCTATTAGATTTTGCATTTCAGCAGGGTCAAAGCCCAGCATTTCCAAGGCAAACCCATCTGCAAGCAAGTCGTTAAGCTCGATGGTCAGCATTTCATTGTCCCAGCCTGCATTAAGTGCCAGGCGGTTGTCGGCAATGATGTATGCCTTGCGCTGGGTCTCGGTCAGGTCTTTTAGCTCAATCGTTGGCACTTCGGTATATCCCAGCTTCCGAGCCGCCATCAGTCGCCCATGACCTGCAATGATGCCGTTCTCCCCGTCAACCAATATCGGGTTTGTCCAACCGAACTCCTTAATACTTGCTGCAATCTGCGCCACTTGTGAATCGCTGTGGGTGCGACTGTTATTGATGTAAGGTATCAATGTGTCCACAGGTTTTTGCACAATTTTCATGGCATCGGCACTCCCACGGGCCACTGGTCTTGCAATGCTGTTACCGTCTTTTGATGAGCCTTTTGCCATAAGTCTTGTCTTTCCTCTTTGCTAAGTGTTTTCCCTTGGTCAATCTCGTAGTGGCATTTCAGGCATAAAGCCGCCACCAGATTGTCATCCGCCTTGATTCCTCTGCCCTTGCCGCCGCCCCAGTTTGTGTGTGCGGCTTGGACCATGTGACCCGACCCGCAGGCTTGGCAGTCAAGGCTTGCCACCATCTTCAGCAGTTTTTTGCTTCTGACGTATTGGTGTTTTTCTATCAACGATTGTCTCCAGTGTTGTAAACCTGTGCTCATTTGCACATTCCATGCGCCTGCGCCTTGTATTGCCTGTTGATGTTCGGGTCTCTTTCACGATTGTCCATGTCCCGCAAATAGGGCATTTCACTGGTGCGCCCTGTCTTGGTTTCTGTTGGTTGCTTCCCGTGACCGCCAAATCTCGATGTCCAGCCGTGCCGCCTCAATCTCCCATTTCAGCGTTTCCTCTTTTTCAATCGCTTCAGCCAAACCACGAATAAGCTGTTGATAACTTGGGTGTGCATACGCTTCCCGTTCCTGTGCGTTTGCCGCTTCAATGCCCAATGTTAAGGCATCTTTCATCAGCAGGGCTTTTTTGGATTTGCGGAATTCCTCAAGGTAAACCCGTTGGGCTTTGGCTTCCCCAAATGCTGGGGCTTTGTCTCTAATCGTTTGGGCTGCTTGCTCGGGTTTCATTTAATCTCCACAAAAACAGGATATTGCTTCTTCGTTGGGGTCAAACATATCGTGTTGCGAAGCCGCATATTTTGCAAGAGCCGCATAATTTGGCCTGTCTTTTCTAAATAAACCACCTTGATTAATTGCTTTGTTTGTGTGTGTAGCTTCCATTCTTGCCCACCATTTAGCACGTTCAGGCTTTTCTGCTATCAAACTAAGAACTTGGTGTGTTGGTTTTAGGTAGCACAAGTCACAATTTCCATGCATGGTCACCCCATTATTGTTTGGTAACTCTAAATCAAAAGGCTGGTTTCGCCAAAATGCCGAAACATCGTGCTTTGTTACGCCAGCCGTTACCAATGGCAAACGGCTTTTATCGGGTATTTTGGCTGCTCTACGTTGTTCGTCAGCGCGAATACCAATCATGGCAGCGGTTTCACCTTGTGATTTTGTTTCAGTTATGCCAATGTCAAATAAATATTTAGCCATAGGTCGAATTTTTAATTCGGTAGTGCAAAACCGCATAACAGGGGATGGCAAATATTGTTTGTTAAATAGCATTTCTTCAAATGGTTGACCATTGCGGCTTGCTGTTTTAAAAGTCACAACTTTATAACCAGGCGATTCTTTTTGATATTCAACCCATGTAATGGAAACATTCCAGTTATCAGCGCAGGCTTGTACAAATTTCAAAGTAGCCTCATCTTCCTTGCCAGTATTGGCAAAGCAAACAACAGCCTCGCTTGGCAGTTGCCCCCCCCAGCTTCTAATACTTTATACAACATATAAGCACTTGTGCGCCCACCACTAAAGCTGATGCAAGTTGGCTCAGTTATTTTGTAAGGGTTCATCTTGCCTCCATGATTGCTACATCCACCCCAGCCACTGCTGAATAGACCTTTTTGATGTTCAGCTCGACCACTTGGGTATCGTCAAGATAAACCGTGCCGTTCATGGCATCCAAAAATGCCTTTGCCACATTGTCAATGTCTGGCTTCTTTGCTGGTCGCTCAGAACCGCTCAAACAAGCCTCTGTGCGCTTTTTCGAGTACGACTGGGGGATTGGTGTCCTGATGTACAAATAAACGCTCACAGGCGTTTCTAGGGGCTTGCTTACCCCCATTGCTTTGCTGGCGCACAGTTGGATTGCGGTTTCGTAATCAAGTGTTGCTTGGTCGGTGTAAACCTTGGTGAACTTCCCATGTCGGGAAAACCTCGGCCTGCCTTTTCCCTTGGGTTCAAGCGGCACATCAAAGACGATTGACATCACGTTGTCTCTCCATTTCTGCAATCAAGGTATCGAGACCAGCCTTGCCACGCCGCTTCTTTAGGCTCATCTTTACATCCAGCCACCAT